TCAGTCAATATTCTTTGGAAAGCACTAAAACTTAATTGTTCTTTACCTTGAAACATTTGGACTAAAGACTTAATTAAGATATCAGAGTTTTTTGTAGATGTCCAATCATTAGCATTCAACTCGTTAATTCTGTAATAATTTTGAACCTGAACATCATCTTTTGGTAAACATTTAATTTTTTTTCTAAACAATAATATTTCCTCCTAGGTTTTGTTTAAACTCCGAATCTCCTTTTCTTATATTGATTAATATGTAGACCTACAATAAGTAAGCCTACATAATTGTTTTACTAGTGATAATATTGTGTATAAAACCGATGAGTATACCCTAGAGCGTTTTAATACTTATACCGCTACAACTTATACCACAATGTTGTAAAAAACGCTGTGGCGTGTATTGTAGTGATTATTATCAATGGTTGCTCATTATATACTATCCTTTATTAATTACTTCCTCTACTTCAATTCTATATATCTCTGGAACTTGTTCCAAAGTCATTTCACCTTTTTTAATTCTTAATGCTAACAGTTGAACTATATTTTTCATTATGCCACCACCTCTAATGATGATACGAGTATACCATTCGTAACAACTTCTACTTTTTTATACACTGTACCAGTTACAGTATCAACAAGTACGTATCTACTATCTAAGTACGTATAATCTAATGATGCTGTTAATTTACCGCCTAAGACTGTATATGTAAAGAATACAATATCTCCACTTGCTAATCCCGTATGTGTGAATGATAATCCATCTACTGCTACGGTTGCGTCTGCTATATCTATTACAGTTTCTACACCACTATTAAAGTCTATTAGTCCTATCTTAGTTAACGCTGAAATCGGTGAGTTAGTTTGCTGAATTGTAATTCCACCATCATATACACCTGCATCTTCTAATGTGTCAACTTGTGATATAGTTGCGTTTGATGATGAATAAGGAATATCTCCAACTACGTCTATTTCTATGTCTTGTGGGTCGGCTGTTTCGTATGTGAATGTAACGTCGTTTGCTTGCAAATATGCTTCTAAACCTGCAGTGTCGGGATATGTGGTTTTATTTACTCTCGCAATAATATCTCCAGATGTACCGCTAATCGCAAAAGCATTTTCAATGTCTATTGTTGCCAATAATACTGCATCATATAATACATATTCAATATTGTTTATTATTAATTTAGCATTTGCTTTTATTGATGAATTTATAGGTTGTTTATAATCTAACACACTTTGTAAATTGATATTTGCGTAATGAGTATTTACAAGTGATGCAGCACCAACTGTCCACCCTGTTGAATTTTTAACTACCGTCTCATCATCTACTACATTTTCCTCTTTCAGCCATATACCATTTACTTGTTTCCATTTATCTCGTATGCTTTCACCTACACTACGGAATGTTTCTAAGTATGTGATTAATTGTGAGTCGTATGGTTTATGTGGCAGTGCGGTTGTTCCTTGATTAAGTATTAAATTAGTATATTCAACTTTTCCTAGTGTACTTGATGCACTTGTTGAATAAAACTTGATATTTAAACTATCATTATTTGTCGTATTAAAAGTTATATTATCTAATGTTGTAGTCTCAACTATTAAACCACTATTGTTACCATCAATTCTAATTTGAAATGCACCACTGATAACATTTTTATCAAAACTTAATGTGTAATCTTCATTTTTAATAATGTTTTCAAGTTGATAAGTTACACCTAAATATGAACCCGCAACCGAGTTTGATACTTCTATACCTGTTCCTAATATTTCAATTTTCGTATTTGATGATATTGAATATATATCTTGATTAACATCAAACAAATTTACGCCTACTGTTCTCACACTAGGATTAACAACGTCTAAGTTACCTTCCCAATATGGTAAGTTTAATGCTGTGATTTGTGGTGCTGTGTATGATGCAAGTGGTGTGTTTGTGATAGGTATTACCATAATATTATCTATTGTAAATTCATTTTCTACTGAACTATTATTTCTACCAAATGCGAACTGTGTTGTTGTGGCTGTTGCTATATTTACATATCTTCCACTTGTAGAATATGTTGATGCAACCCCACCGTTTGTAAGTCTTAATATTCCACTTGTTAAAATTAAATCAAATATTACTGCATATTTAATTCCTACTGTATGTAAATCACCTCTTGTAATATAAGAGTTTCCACCTATTTCACTAACTATATTTACTGCCTCACTTACTATTGTTGCTCCTAATATACTCCAATTCGTTAAATTATTTATTGCAAAATTTCCATTTACTACTACTTGTCTCAAACTTAATCCGTAACCTTCAATTTGTGCTGGTGCGTTTGCTGCGTTGACTGGTAGGCTGTCAATTTTAGCGATTATATTTTGTGTAGTTGATTCACTTTGATTGACATTTACTTTGCTTAGTTGTGCTTTAAGTGATGTAATTTCAGCATCTTGTTCTACAACCTTTAGTTTATTACTATCAATCTCATTACTTTGCAACGCTTGTTCACTCTCTAAGCCGATTATATTATCACTTAGGTTCTCGTTCACTAAATTCTGATTAACCCCTCTAGCGATGACCAGTGGGTCTGTAGACGCATTTGATACGCCTACACCACTTAGGTTGTCTAGTCTTGATTTATTGTCATCTACTACTGTTTTATCTGCTGGTCTAAATTCTGTGCTCATCCTATATCACCTCTACATATGTATAAACAGGTTCAGGTGTTCCACTACTATCATCTACTGTTTCTACTTTTTTATAAAATCTACTACTATCTTGATTCGGTAACACATATTTGCTATTCATATAAGTAATGATTGTATTTCCAAACGGATTAGAGTCACTGTAATAATAAGTAAAGTATACCATGTCATTAACTGCTAAACTCGGATGCGTGAAACTTAATCCATCACTTGCTACTACTGCATCTGAAACATCTAGTTTTGTGATAAACCCATCTGCTCCAACAACTTCTATTGTTTCTAAACTTTCAATTGGATAATCTACGTTTGGTACATCTAATTTACTATTGTATAATGCTACATCTTGCATAACACTTTCAACGTAAACTGTACCGTTTGAATGACCTAATATATTACCAAATACTTGAATTTCTGTTTCTATTGGTTGTGCAAGTTCATAGAATAATTTTATACCTACTAAATCTGCTCGTGCCGCTACTAAACTCGCATATTTTTCTTTTTTAACTATCAATATAAAGTTCACTATTTGACTTGCGTGAACACTTCCAGTATTTTCAATTATATCACTTGCACCAGTAGTATGAATATTATAAGTTTCTAATATAATATTTTCTTCACTAGACCAACCATTATATGTTGCGTCAACATAATCTAAAGGTTTTGTTATAAATATATAGGTTGTTATTGCTGGGGCTGTATAATAATTGTTTACATCTGCATCTACTAATATATGTTCGCCAACTCTTTGAATATGATAATACTTACCATCACGATATTCTATTGTATCTTTAACACCATTTGGCAATTTGCTTCCTTCTTTGTTAGCAAGTATATATTTAAATGTTTCTGTGTAAGGGATATATGATGGATAAGTGTTACCTGCTGTTAGCATCATATTATATACTGTATATTCATCTCCACTATCTGATTCACCACCAAAGTAAAATCCAAACAATGCTTTACCTGTATCGTCTGTTGTAAATACCGTTTGAAAGTTTCCGTTACCACCAATAGAATTAGTAGCCAGACTATTTCCATAGAACGCATCTTTGTATATATACATACTTCCTCCACCTTCAGCACTATATCCTTCAACAGAGAATGTAAACCTATATTCAGTATTTGGTTGCAAGAACATTTCAAGTCCACTAATAAATCCATTGTGTCTTATTCTACCTATTTTAAGTTTTTCTCCCATAGGTTGACAAATACCTGTTGAAGCAAGACCAGTTAAATCACGATTATATTTTGAAATATCTATTTGATTTTGTCCAACACTTTTCAATCTCTTATTAAACTTAACTCCATCGAGTAACCATGCGCGATACTTTTTGTAATATACTAGGAGTGCGTCAAGTGTTGCTTTGTCTATATCTTCATCGAATATATTTAAGTTAAGTAAAAATACATTATCTATACTAAACATACTTCCAATTACTGCACCTGTCATTCTAATTTGTATTACATTGCTTGGATTGCTACCAACTAGTATATCCGAATATTGTTTCCACGAACTTGAAGTAATTTCTGATGGCATTTGTTCGGGGTCTGTATATGTTAAACCAAATAACCCTGTTTCAGAATTTGTTTTTAAATCGGCAGATACATATGTATCTTGACCTTGTATATCTTCAAAACCTGTTTGATATATTCTACTCATAATAGTATCAGCATTTACAATTTCCATATATCCCTTTAATACATTATATGAAGTTTGACCTGTTACTGCCCAAGAACCATCTACATCAAAATATGGATTAGTAATTAAATTATTCGTTTCAAACACATCTTTATAAGTTAATACTTTTTTAGTGATACCTTCTCTTGCTGTAAATATAACAAACCAATCATCTAAATTTTGTTGAGTTGGTTGAGTGCTAAATAATGATGAAATAGGTTGTTCTGTTGGATAGTCCAATCCTTCGTATATATCTCTATATGTCAAAGTTTCATAAACTATCTCATCAATCGTTTTATTTACATAAGCAACTTTATTGATACCTTCTGTTAATCCATCTAATCTAAATCGTAATGGACTTCCACTTGCTGTGTTTGTTGGTAAATCAATTATTTCTTCACCGTTCACTTCTTCGACTATATCATCATTTGATATTTTAGATAACGATTCAGTTATAGATTTAATCTCTAATTGGTTATCGGTTATTTTAACATCTTGTGCTGAATTTTTGGTTTCAATAGTTGCTATATCGCTTTCGATAGTTACTATATCCGCTTCGTTTACTGTGATTCTATCTGCCTGTAATGACTGCTCAGTTTCTAAATCATCGATATCACTTTCATTAGCACCAATCTTATTGTTTACTTCTGGTATAGTCACATCGTTAATTTCCGTAATATTTGCAACAACATCTTTAACACTATATAACTTAATTTCATCAAGTGTCATTTTATGAGTTGTTTCATTTGCTATATCATAAATATAACCAACTTCTGAACCATCAGCGTCATCTGCAAGTAGCGGAATATAAACAATATCGTTAGATAAATCCATTGCGACTAATGTCTCCAACCCTCTGTCGATTGTTACTATAATCTTATTTATATCTGTTGGGTCGTTTGCTACATTTACGTTCGCACCAAAATTAATTTTACCAACTTGACTATTGATTAGTAAATCGTTATCATAAACTTTAACAATACCCTCACCAATCGTACCACCTGATGCAGTCGTCAAACGTTCTATCGGATATAAAATAACTCCACGACCTCTGTAAGATATACCATCAAGTGCAGTCCCGTCTGGGTAGTATGTATTATTGAAATAAATCCAACCAATCTTATAGTCAACTCTAAACTCTAGGTTTCCTAATACATGGCTAGCGTCTCTGATTTCTGTTAACTGCACGCCACCATCTGTGATGATTACGCCATCAGTTCTTCTGGGTATTTCATTCGTCACAGTTCTACCGTTAACAACAACTAAATTAGTTTCCGTTAATGCAACATCAGTATCCCTTATTTGTATAAATAACGGATTATCAAAAACCGAGTTATCAATTACTGCCATTTAAATCACCTCTAAATATTTATTTTTCTATTTTCTAAATCTTTAATTAATTTTATATTTTTATCAATAGCAGTCTGTGTAGATAGCGTCTTGATTTTTTTTCTTATTTGTTTAATATCTTCATCAATCTCTTTATCAAACTTAATTTTAAAAGTATATAACACACCAATAGAATCTGATATATCATTATCTTTAATATCAAGTCCATAAATTTCATTCATAGCATATCTCACTTCGTCTTTAGATGTCTTAGTTTTGCTGTCAGCACCCATATACTTCCTCACAACACTTTTTATGCTTAAGGGGTGTACATCGTCAGCCAACGGTGAAAGTAGCAGAGCAATCGCGTGACTCATTGCCAATCCTTGAAGCGTCTTAATTGTCGTAAAAGCATTTTGTAAAGGCATAGTCTCTTTTATTATGTGATAATTAGGATACATTTTCTGTATCTTTCTAATCTCACCATGTATTGTACGAAGTCTTTCCCCCATCAATTTATTAGGCTTGGTTACGAATATACCATAGTCTATAATCTTCTTTGTTTTTAAATCATATACTGACCAACCAGATTTTGCCAATGCAAGGTCGATTGAAATTATATAATCTTTGTTTCTTAAATCCTTAATTAATCTTTTCTTAACTTTCTTTTTCTTAGCCATTATTTTATTACCTCCGTGTACTCCCATGTATGTCCATAAGCATATTTACATTTACTATTACACACAGAACATATGTTACCGTGAAGTGCTTTTGGATACCCATTATTTCTTAACCATTTTTCAGCGTTTGATATTGAAATAAAATATAATTTTTTACCACTTTCTAGGTTTATACCCAAAACACTTTTTATTGGGAAACACCCTTTTTTATTATTTAATTTGTTATAAGAATGAACCATATTCATACTCCTATCACACCACTCCAAATTTAAATCAAAATTATTTGATTTAATACCATCGATATGGTTTACTTCGTTATAATTGTTTGTGTTATCAACAAAGTATATTGCAACTAGTCTATGTATATAAAAATCTTTTGCTATACCATTGTCATGTAGTTGGACTCTTAAATAACCAGTTTTTGTTGGTCTTGGCTTTAATATTCTGCCAGATATTTTTCTACTATGAGCGGTGATTCTGGGTAAACTCCTAACTCTACCAAAACTACTTATTTGGTAAATTCCTTCAAATTTGATTACATCTATCCACTTTTCTTTAGCCATTCCAATACTCCTTTAAATTTAGTTTATACCTTTCCGATAAAATACTTATTTTATCGGGTCATTAAATTAAACACTGAATCAATAATGTTCCTAATACAATTGCCAAAATAAATAAAGATTTATATAATGGCTTATTAGACTTCTCAGTATCTAACTTAACGTTTGCATTACTTATGATTATTAACCATAAACAAACATTTATTCCTAGTAAAATCCATATATTCATATCATACTTCTCCTTTCTAATTATAACTCCAAATCTATTATATCACATGATTGACCACAATGATACAATAGATTAGAATTATTTTAATTATTTTTTATTATTTACAAACTAACATATATTCTCGAATTTATACCAGCACTAAGCATAGTAACATTATTAGTATTTATAGCATCGCTTGTAATTTTAAATCTTATAAGTGGGGTAGAATCCGAAGAATTAGGGAATGTTGGTACAACAAACGCCCTGTTAATATTGGTTGCTATATTTATTACGTCGAGCGATGTTGACGTACTCCATATTACAGAGCCAAACATATTTAAAGCCTCTACTTCAAAATTGAACGTCACATCCGCAGTAGACGGAGTGGTCGGAGACTCAACAATAAACGAAAGCATTAAAAATAAACTAACGTATTCATCAAAATTAGCAGACGTTAACATATACCCCGTATTATAAGTATCTCCCGGCAATAATAACTCTTCTCTATTTATTTGAAACGTTATATTTTGCAGCATCTTATTATTAGACATTATAACTTTCCCACGACCATCCTGTATCTCAAAGTCCCTTGCCACCAACTTACCATCAACACCAGCAGAGAAAACATTTTCAGAATCAATTGAAATATTAAATCCATCATCTCTAGTCATTGATACAATAACTGGTTTTGAGTCGACCTCTCCATTGATTACCAACCCAAAATCATCTGTCAGTACTTCACCAATATTTATTATATCATCTGTTCCGTCATTACCAAGTATTAATAATTCACTACCAACTAACAAATTACCTTGTACATAATCCGCAACAAGTTTTGTTCCATCAGCCATTAAAACTGGAATAGTATCATCTGTATAAAGTTCTATTCCTTTTGCTTGAAGAATTCCAGTAGCGTTTATTCCGAATACATCTTTACCATCATACTCTATATTAAACCCAGTATCCCTTGTCATTGAAATTAATACATTTTTTGTATCAATAATGCCACTTACAATAATACCAAAATCACTTGTTAATACATTACCAATATTCATAACATCGCTAGTACCATCGTTTCCGACTATACTCAGCAAATCCCCAACTGTTAAGGAACCCTCAACTGATAAATTACTACCAATTGTCAACGAACCCTCTATGTAACTAGCAGTTATTTTTCCATCTTCTAGCATAATACCATCATCACTGCTATTTAATATTTTAAGTCCCCTAGCGTTTATTACACCATCTATATCAACAAAAAACTTATCTATACTATCATACGTAATTTTAAATCCATCATCCCTTGTCATTGATACAGTAATAGTTTTATCATTGGTACCATCATTTATTATACCATTTATAATAATACCAAAATTATCTGTTAGTACTTCACCAATTTTTATTACATCGTTTGTTCCGTCGTTACCGATTATACTTAAATCAGCACCAACTATTAATTCTCCTTCAACGGTTAAATTAGCACCAACTGTTAAAGAACCCTCTATAAAGTTTGCAAATATTTTACCATCTTCTACCATGGTTTCATCAGAACTATTTAATATATTTAATCCCTTAGCATTTAATATACCATCTAAACCAACAAAAAATTTGTCGTCTCCATCATAATTGATATTAAATCCCTTATCTCTTGTCATAGATGTTATAATAGGTTTTTCATTAATAATACCATTTATTATAATACCAAAATCATCTGTTAATACTTCACCAATACTGATTATATCATTTGTACCATCACTACCAGTTATAGTTAAATCTGAACCAACTATTAATTCACCCTCGACAGTTAAATTCGTTCCTATTGTTAGAGACCCCTCAATATAATTAGCGAATATTTTTCCGTTTTCAAGCATTGTAGCATTACTATCATCAAGTATTTTTAACCCTTTTGCATTTATTACGCCATCGGTACCAACAAAAAATTTATCAATACCATCATATATTATTTTAAATCCCTTATCTCTAGTGATAAGAACATCTACAACCTTAGCACTTGTGTCGCCAGTTATTGTACCACTTACTTTAATACCAAAATCATCTGTTAATATTTCACCAACTGTGACTATATCACCGATTCCATCATTACCAAGTATTCGTAACTCATCACCGACAAGCAGTGTTCCTTTTATAACGTCTGCGAATATCTGTTCTGGTGTTATTGCTACTGAAAATGTTTGCCCACCATCTTTACTTAGGAAAATACCACCATTACCAAATCTAATTATTCTATCACTGTATCTCTGGTCGTTTGTTGATGATGGTGTATTTTTAACAGGATTATAATCACTATCAACAGTAAACTTTTCTTCGATTGTTATACCATTATTATCTATTTTTACGCTCTCATCATTTGCAGAGCCAATATTATATTTTTTTGTATCAATACCATTGTTTGAAAGTTCACTCAAAATAGTAGTATTAGTTTTTGCACCATTCCAATCATTATTACTAAAGTCTACCATATTGGTTGATTTTGATACCTTGTCAACAAATCTTTCCATAAAATGGTTATCATTTCTTATATAATTTGTTGTTGTTGAAATTAATAGATTCATTCCATATGTTTCTGGGTTATATCTTATTTCCATTATTCTCGCTTGTACATCAATATCAAGTCTTTCGAATCTAATGTTAACAAAATCATATAAGTTTACCTTGTCCCAATCTACCTTGGAATCTTCTGTTTGAAGAATGCTAATCATACTAATATCAATATTTAATTCTGGCATCTTAGCGTCATCCAGAGCATCTTGTGTCGCACTCAATAGTAAATCTTCATCGCTTATTTCTGTATTTTGATATATACCTTCAACAATAAAATTTGACCATTCCTCGCGCTCTGTTGCCGTGAAGTTTGTATTAATATCCAATAAGTCCCATATCAACTGTATATCATTGTTAGATATATCTAAGTCCGATTGTATTGCTAATAATTCTGCTGTTGCAGTTGATATTTCTAATTTTCTATCTGTTTCATCAAGTACTAGAGAATCTATAATACCATTTAAAACAATCTTTTCATCTTCTAAAACAGTTGGGTCTGACAACCTTGTTTCATAAATATTTTTTGTTTGATATATCAATGTTAATCCAAATGTGTCATATGTTAATCTAAAGTTTGTACCATCTGGATATTCACTTTTAGACACATATATAACACTTGAACCGAAATCTGGATAATTATCACCAGAGATAACATTTACAGGGTACCTATAACTACTGCCTGTAACGTCACCAACAGTCTCTCCGTTTGGTGTTTTTTGATATGATAATATTGACCACTCACCACCAATAAACGCCTCAACGGTACCTATACCAGCCACACTGCTAATGATTCTTGAGTCTTTGCTCATAATTATTTTACCAACAGTTAACGAATGACCAACTGATAACTTTTCTTCAATTACAGATTGGCTATTATTAAGATATGCTATATCTTGTTCTTTGTTTATCTTTTCTTCAATAAGAGAATCCCTTATTACAAAATTACTATCAAGTGCCGTTTTATTTGCATCAACTAATTCTTGATAATCTAATATTGCATTAGCCAAATCATCTGACATCCATTCACTATGAGAAAGTACATTACCACTACTATCTCTCGAAAAACTACCTAAGAAATAATCATAATTCTCAATATAGTTTTTACCAGTATATGTTTTACCTTGGATACCAATGCCATCAGAACCTACTGCTCTCATTCTTGTCACAACATCTTGAACCTTTTCTTCTTTAGATAATTCCTTTAAATATTTACCATATTCAATAGTCCAACCCAAATCATTACCAATATTATCTAATTTATAATAACCCATTTTTTTATTAACTGTATCAAAAATAATAATACAATCATAAATATATTGTAAATCTCTCAGTGCATTTAAATTATCTGTACCCTGAATATCAAAATCAGAACGGTAAACATCCCTTAAGTCTGGGTCAACATAATTTAATTCCCATGATGAATCCGTTTGTGATAATATAGATATCGCTACATCAGCAATTGTCAATCCTTCTAATCTGTAGTCAATAATTTCAGATGCTGCTAGTTCATTATGAGTAATAGCACCGCTAGGTTCAATTGTAATACCCGTACTGTCATTAATATCAACTGGAACCCCAGAAAAACTAATAATAGACTTTTGACTCAATTCTACTTCTCTACTTTGTGCATAATACATAATATCAGTTTTTTCACCGTCTGTTTTTTCAACGGGTCTTGATATTTTAAACTCTCGTATATATGTACCCTTTTCTCCGTTATCTATTTCTAATCTAACTCTAAATGACGGTTTTATTGCTGTATAATATGGGTTTACCTTTACCAAACCGCTATTATTATTAATCTTCTCTGGTATTTTAAAACTTATATAACCTATCTCATTAACACCAGATAAGTATATTTCTAAACTATGACAGTTTAGTTCTCCATATTCTGTCCCATCTGGTTTAATTAAATACAAAGAAAATTTGTTAGTAGGACTAAACATAAAACCACCACCCCTCTATGAATGTATTCCGCTTTTAAAATTCATATTGAATACGAAATCACCCGTTATATATAAACTATTATTACCACCATTTAAAAACATCCATCTTTTATCTAATCTGAATTGAAAACCAGTTGTTAAATTTGTGGCAATTTTATTAAAACCATCAATCTCAATTTCATCATTATAATTAACAGTAAACTGTAACTCACTACCATTACTTAAATTTTTAAAATATATTGTATTATCACCAGATGATGACACAATTAAATTTATATTTGGTATAACTGAAAAACTTCCGGGATTAACAACAACTATCATTTCTGAAGCAGATATCGTATAATCACCTGTTAGTAAATCGTTTATTACTGGATACGGATACATATTCCTAGCATTTAAAGTAAAGTATCCGCTTTTTGCACCATTATGAACAAATGATGGTGTTCCACTAAATATTACATAATATATCTTATCTGGATTATCAGAAAAAATAAGTGGCTTGTAACTATCTTGTATCAACCAACTTGTTACCTCGTCTAATTTTTGTTCTGTTATACTGACACCCCCAGAAAATGCAAACCTAACTGCAAAACTCATGGGGCTTCTTTTAACACCATAAAAATATGGTGCGTCCCTGCCTTCTATAGAATCCTCTTTAATAGACAAATCCCCAGAAAAAGAATCTGTACTTAGACCACCAGAGGATGCCGATAAGTTTAATAATCCATATTCATCACTACTGATACCATCAAAAGTGAATTTTATTCCACCACTTCTCATCTAACTTCCTCCTTTATCTATTTTTAACTATTGTAACAAGATTTTTACCATATGCATAATTCATTATCCCTTCTAAAATGTTTTTTCCATCCTCTTCTGTTGCTTTTCCCTCAAGAATTATTTTATCTATATATATTTTTCCATCGTCACCAGCGGGAACAAATGGTGAAGTTATTTTATCAATATCTTCAGATTTATACTCGTCTAAATCAAATACACCAGAATCAATAAGGTCTTGGATTATACCCATAGAACCGATATTGCCAATATTTGTTATTATTGTTTCCAATTTCTCTAAAGATGTAACATCATTTGATAATGCCTCAGATTGTGCTGTTATTCTCTCTTTTATTATTTCATTTAACATTATTTCTTTTGCTATTTTTGTTTCATAGTTATTTTCAGTTAATTCTTGTAACGCCTCAAGGTTTGACTTTTGAATGTCAAAATCTCTATCTCTTAATTCGGAGGCCATGTCTTCTTTATTTTCAGCAAGTTTTTCTTCAAGAGCGTTCCTCTTTGTAATACCCTCAATTGAATTATCATTTTGTAATCTTGATAACTCTTTTTCTATCTCTATTCTGTCGCTATTTAGACCACCAATAGTCTCATCAAATTCTATAGTGTTTCTTAATCTATCAAGTTCGTCTATTTGATTGTCTATCATAGAAGAAAACTCTTCTGACTGTTTTCCTAAATTAGCAACAGCACTGTCTGAATACTCATCTTGTATATCTATTAACGTTTTAAATATATCTTCTGCTGACATATACACGCTTAATAAATGAGCCATATTGTCAGCATTGTCAGATAACTCTAAACTACCATTAACTACAGCATCTATAAATTCATCTTGATTTTTAACAAGCAACATCATGGCGTTGGAATCCCTTTCAACAAGACTAATATTTTCAAGAATATTACCGTTATATTTATCAAATAAACCTGAACCCTCGATGGCACTTATTGCATTATTTAATTCGCCTTGTTGTACAGCCGTAAGCGCTACTTTATCACCATATAATTTAACAATGTTTATTGCTTTACTCATTGCCTTAATCCCTATTTCTGTTGTACCGAATGTATCCCTCATAACGGTATCAAACAATTTAATACTATTAAGTTCATCATCTGTAAAATAGTCTATAACCCCAACTTCTGAAGCACTATCCGCAAATCCCTTATATGTTATTCCTAATGAAAGTAGTGCACCCTCTAAGGCGTATGCTGGACGTACACCACTAGCAATATTTTCCACAAGATGTTTCAGTGCATCGCCAACATCTTCTGTATTAGAAAATAATAAACCTTCTGAGTTTATTAAATTATCAAAAGTATCTATTGCTGTTTTATTTGTATCATTTAATTTATTTGTTCCAAATGTTGTTATTAATAAAGCGTTTTTGTATTCACCATATATATCCTTATTTTCATTTAATACCTTATTATATTCAACCATTGCTTTTGTTGCATCAGACGAAGAAACATCATAAAACGAATTACCTAGCAATTCTCTTAATTCTTTAAGAGATGAAATTGTTTTTTTAGATTGTCGATATTTCTCGCGTGCATATTCTGCTTCCCATGTTGTCATTACTTCTATGCTATTAGTTGTTTTACCAATTTGTTTTTCTAATTTTTTCAAGTCTTCTGCGGCTTTTTCTGATGCTATTAACTTTAATATTCCAAGTTCTTCTTTTAGCAGATTAACAGAAACAAGTAGCGTATTCCCAAATTCATCCTGTGAACTTACCAAAGATGGCATTAACGAAGTCAGTTCATTTTGAACATCAACTAATTCACTTCCTTCATCCACTGTAAGATTATTTGCATTAGATAATTCTTCATATCTATCAACAAGTATTCCAATAGCATCGCTATGTCTATTTATTGAATCTATTGATTTATTTTGAATTTCAATATTTTCTTTATTTTCTTTATTAAGTTTTATAATTTGAGTTACAACAAACCCAATCGCTAACGTTATTGCCATATATGGCAGTGCATCCATTGCTGTTTTAACCGCTTTTAGTGCCGCCAAACTAAGTGTAAGACCATTAACAAATAATATCAGTTTTGGTAATATAAGTATAAATCCTAATGCTGCAATAGTTCCTAGCCCAAATGTATCTATCATAAATTTCAAACCACCTACCAATGTTGTAAATAAGTTTGTCATCGCTACTATCGCTGGTTTTAATTGTCCACCAAAACTTTGTGCTAAGTCTAACGTTTTATTTTTAAGTATTTGAGTTTGAGCAGAAATTGTTGCTAACCTTTTTTCATTCTCTGTCATTGCGTTACCTTGGTTGCTTAATGCTGCACTTGCAGATTCCGTTGCTATATCAAAGTTTTGCATTAATGCTGCAAATCTTGTATATTGTCTCTTACCTGCTGCTGCAACCCCTATATTAACTTTCTGGTTTTTAGATAGTCCATCCCATTTACCAGCAAGTTCACTTATAATTTTTTCTGCATCTCTAAGTTGACCATTTTCACCGTAAACATCTACACCCGCTTGCTGTACTTCTCTAAGCGCGTCAGAGTTAGATTGTAATCTAATCATAATTGTTTTTAATGAGTTTCCTATAACACTACCAGACTCTCTGGTTGATGTTTTAATTGCTGTTGTGTAACCTATTAAATTTGAAAACGATATTCCAACTTCTGATGCTGCTGCTGCTGACCTTTCTAATGATTTAGATAAATCTGCTGCACCAATTGCATAATTATTATTAACAACGTTTAATGCATCTACGACAGATATACTATCTTCAATCGCTATATTATACGCTTGTGTAATTGCTATTAAACCAGATACCGCAGAGTCTGATGTAAGGTCTGTTACACTTGCTAATAGAATTGCATTACTAGCAGCCAACTGTAATTGATTTTCATCTAAATCAGCATATGTTCTACCAAGTTCTTCCGTAACAGAAAGAACCTCTTTTAATCCAACCGCTAGCGTAATAGATGATTCAAGAGAATTCTCAAAAATCTTTTCCATACTCAGTCCACTTGTTACCCTTTCAATCGCAATTAACTGGTCTTCTAAATTTATAAATTCACCAACAAGATTTTTAAGTGCTCTAATCGTACCAAACACTGCACTTGTTGCTACTGTCCATATGGCAACTTTTCCGATAGCACTTACCAGACCACCAAATGCACTCTTAGTATCTGTTATTGACTTTGTTACCTTTTTGTTTATTGGAGATAATGGAATATTTATTTTATTCGCATTAAACTGTGTGTTAATTTTTTTAAGTTCAGCAGTTATAGCGGCAGTCGATATGACTGGCGTTATCTGTACTCTTAATCCTGATGCCATCTAATCACATCCCTGTTTATAACTTAAATATTTCCTTTATTTTATCTGAATTATCCTCATGAATATAAAGTTGAGTTGTATCAACACTTTCATGGTGTGCTATGTATTTTGATATTAAATTAATATCTACACCATTTTGCTTAAGATGAGTTATATACCCATGTCTAAACATATGTGGTGTAATCTTTCTACCTAGTTCTTTACTAACAAAACTCTCACAAAATTCATTAGCCCAACTATCATATACAGCACCCGTGAAACCATTTTTATTTTCATAGGATAAAATATATTCATTATCAAATCCGCGAGTTCTAACATACTCTCTCGCGTGTTTAAGGGCACTTATTGGTATATATACCTTAAATATTTTACCAGTTTCACCTCTACCCTTACCTCTTATATCGTGACTTACAATAAAGTTACCATCTTTAATTTCATAGTCAAGTATTTCTGTTTTAAATTGTTTAAGTTCACTTCTTCTACATGCCGTATAAAAGGCAAGTGATAACCATGAAGCCTCCAACAATCTATTGTTAATCTCAAGTTTATTAATGAGAGATTCGTATTCTTCCATGGTAACGAAGTTTGACCTGTCATATGAGATTGTTTTGTCAACTGGTTTTAGCCCAGTCATAAAATTTCTAAAACTTAAATAATTCTCATCTTCATCAATTATGTATAATTCTATATATCTATTTAATGATGATATAGCAGATTTTTTTAATCCAATTCCAGAAGAACTCATACCATTATCTAATAAATAATTTATATAATTATTAGCATCTCTTTTGGTAATTTTATAATATGGTTTACTATCTAATTCTGAATGAATATACCAACCAAACTGCTTTAACGCAGACGTATATTGTTTGGCAGTCTGTTTATTTCTATGTTCTCTTAAGAACTCGTCAACTAAACATCTGTACTCTTTATTTATACTTGACCACATTTCATCTGTTATAGGAATACTCTTTGTCGCTCTTTTTTTATACATAAAATCAACTCCCTTTAAAACTTTCATTTAACTATCTTTTTCTTATACTTAGAACCTTTACTCCCTGCTTTTCTAATCCTTTTTTTAAAGCATATAAATGAGTCCCATTTTTCTTTAAAGACCTAATTGTCTCTGCAAAAAATGGTCTTGAACCAATCTGAGCCATAACGCCAGTACCATATTCTATACTATCCGCAATCATAAATCTACCGTCGCCACCGTACCTTGGATTTGCTCTTGTTATATTTCTCATCTGTATACCAAGTTTACCATATCTAGTTATTGGCATATTACCCCTATCCTTTAAACCACTAAGTTCCATTCTACGTTTGTAATACCTTGGTGCATATTTGTTATAAACAACTCTCTCTATGGCATCTTGGTGTTCATCTTTAACTGCTTCACCAACATCTGACATTGCTCCGATTATATATAATTCTAATTCTTTTTTTAATTGAGAAGCAACTGATACTTCATTCAATTATGATACCGCTTTACTTTTATCAATATTTTTAACAACGTTTAATGTTTTTGCAAAGTCAGGTGCAATTGCCAATATTTCGTTAAACTTTTCGAATAATACCTTCATAGATTGTTTGTCGAATGAACCTACTATTTTATCAAATTGATTTAATTTTATAATATTTATAGATGCAGTCATCATTGACTCGTCAGACATATCTTTAATTATTTCACGATTATTACTTGATAATATATCTGTTTTATATCTAATTAAAAAACAACACAAGAATCCCATAATGTTTTTAAGTTCTAATGTTTTATTACCTTCAGCAACATCAGATATTTGTTTAGCATATTTTTCTAAAAACTTACCATATTCTTCTATAATTGTATCAATTTGATATGAACCTATATATGGCTGGATATTAAAAATTTTATATCCGTCTGAAAACAATATTGTGATTGGTTTCCACTCTGAATATTTATCGACCTCGTTACTAATTGTAGCCATATTAAGTTTGGAACTTTTTTTAAATAATTTCATATCAACACCCCTCTTTTTAAAAATTAAGCCCCAATAATAGTTTTATTGAGGCAATCTTTTTTATTGTAAATCTGAATCGTTATATATAACCATGCTCCACAATTCTTTTGTACAAGTATTAACTAATGCGCTTAACGTAGCATCATGAACAGCAACTTCGCCATCATTTTGTAAACTAAGTGACAAAGCATCGCTTAAATTTGCTCTAGGAATAGTGATTTCTGCAAAATATGATTTACTGTTTATTACATCTTCAACTACTGCAAGAATTTTTGCAGTATAAGTTCCAGCAAAATCATCTGCATTAGAAGTAAATTTGTCTACTGCATTTGTAGTTGTAATATCTTGAATTACTCTAATAATAGAGCCTACTGCAACATCAGATGTACTGAATGTAATATTATCACCAGTAATAGAGTATTCATCTGCATCAGGTGTCTCCGTAACCTTTGTGAATCGTCTTGATTCTGTTTTGCATGCTTCTGTAAGAACTTCCATAACAGTAATTGCTCCATTAGTAGCAAGTGCTTTATCTAGTTCTAATGAATCTGCAACAGTTGTTGTATACACTTTATCATATGTAACATTAGAAACAATAAGGTCATGTTCACCCATTTGTTCACCAGTTAAAGCAATATCGAAATAAGCATCTTGTAATGTAACCTCAAGATTTTTATTTGATTTAAATACAGCACCTCTTGAATTACCAGAACCACCAGTAGCATAATTCATATCTACTGTCTGTGTAATTGGGGCTGTTTTAGGATTTACAGATTCGGCAAATAATTCTAAACTAACTGTATCCAATAACTTAACATTTTCAACATTACGAATAGCAAATCTACCACTAAATCCATTTTTTGGTCTTCCCATTTGTGTACCTCCATTTATTTTATTTAATCACTAGACCATATGTCTTTATGATTTTTTTGGTCAATATTTCCATTATAAATACCATTTAACAAAGCCTCATAATTTTTTTCATTATGAATTCTTTTATAGTAATCTATCGCTTCTAACATTGACATTTTTAATATATCATCTACACCTGTCTTAGTTTTTAAAACAGATATCATATTAAAAAAAGTATTATCTACATTTCTTTTTTTTCTTTTTCTTTCTCTTGCTCTTTGTGTACGTATTAATCCAATTTTCATCTTCTTACCATTTTTTTCAAACCCCATATTATCTAATCTTTCTGGTAGTGAATAGCAGATAAATAAAACATCACATATATCATTATATAAGGTACTGGTTATTAATACACCATTTTCAGATATAATTTTACCATCTTCAATACTAAACTTTTCTTTAAAATGGGACTCAAGGAATTTAATTACACTTGGAGCAATATCATTTTTAGCAGTATCTAATAAATACGACAGCGCCTTAAAATTGTCCATATCGTTGTCTTCAAAAAAATTACTTACAGCAACAGATTCTATAAATATATCTTTTATATTATAAAAATAATAAATATCTTTTATGTGTTCTTCATATGTTTTTGCTATAATATCTCTTATTGTAGGTTGTATAAATGTAAGTTCACCAATTGGCAAATCTTCTCTCATTAATAATTTTAATTTATTAACATCCACTTAATAACCCACCAGAACTAAATATTACTGCCATACCAACATACCCACGCATCGGAGGATTTATTTGAAAACTTCTTTCAATTAATAATCTACCAAATGAACCATCAATTTCTTTTTGTTGGAACATTTTAAATAACTGGTTTGTTATTCTTGACAATCTATATTGATATTCTTCAAACCCCCTTACTGGCATGTATATTTCAACTCTAAACGCTTCTAATCTTGCAAATGGATTATCCATTTGTTCATAATTTTCTGCGAAAATAGTTATATAGCCTCTCTTGATAGAGTCTTTGTTATCATCATTACCATCATTTAATATTTCATCTATAACATAATCACCAGAAACCTTTTTAATATATTTTTGTATATTAGAATCTGTCGGATTATCACCATTTTCGGGGTCGTCTTCACCAGATGTGGATTCATTATATAGTGACTTCCTTATAACAATATTATGATAAATCATACCATATGCCGTTACCATTGTATTCTCTAAATTTTTTTCCATAGATTACAACTCCACTTCTTCTTTTACCCTATTTAAATCACCAGTAACATCAAGTATAGATTTTCTTAGTATCTTGTGTGATAAATCGTAAAAATCAGTAGAGCATAGTGCAATCATTGTTTGCGAACAACTATCTATTTTTCTTTTTCTTTTTTCATCTTGACCATAATAATAAGATAAGGAATCTATCTCACCAACAATCTCCATAATTTTATAAGATATAGAGTCACCATTCTGTTTTCTTTCTTCATACATTGGCAACAAAGCAAATATCTTTGAAATTAGTTTACTAATGTCCATAATCATCACTCCTTAACCTTTAATCTCAATCTAAGTACTCCAAAATACTCATCATAATCAAGGTTATACTTAAGAAGGTCTCTTGAAATACCCTCAATTGTATATGTTTTTTTGTATATATTTATTTCTTTATTTATAGAGTTCATAATATCATTATTATACTGTATCCAACACTCTACTATATCTCTCTCTGAATTAATGACATAATCACTATCAGATGTATATTTCAATGTGTCAAATACCATATATATAGTTCTATCTACCCTTTGAATATCATACTGTATTCTACCAAATGAATCCCTTTCTTCTAACTCTGTTTTTTCTTCTATATGGTATGAAGCAGTCGCATTACATAAATGCATTGGAGCACTGTCATTCATACTAATATCTTCATTAACAAAATTAGATATTAAGTATTTTTCTCCTTTATAATTAACTATATCACCAATTACCAATTCGCCTTTAGCAAACAGTATCAATTTTTCGCCATATTTTGAAGTAACACTTGATTGAACTATTACACCGTACCCATCTTGATTTATAACGTTGTAGTGAGGTAAATCGTTATATCTATTAATTGTAATAGAATAACCATTGTCAGCAGATATAACCATCTGTCTAAAAATAGTTTCTAATTCTGAATTTTGACTACTTTCTAAACCACTAAACAACTGATTTCCCTTATCTACCTGATACCAAGATTTAGACACTATACTCCACTCCATTTATAATAAATGACATTAATCTATCAATATCTAAATAACAGTCAACCATTTCTTGTCTCATGGCATCTTTTGCAGATTTTAAATCTTTTGTTGTAAGGTTTTTAGATGCATATCCAATTTGTTTAGCCATACCATTAATTTTTTGTTGAAGATATGTTTTTTTAGAGAACAAACCTATAATCCTTATCTCTAAGTTTGACATACCCCTACTAAATACCCCAGTGCTAACATCCAAAGTACCTTCTGTAGTAAATGTTCCTTTTGTATACTCAAGTAGGTCTTTACCACCAGCACCCTCAACCTCGTATGCAAAATCAATGGTGGCGTTAAATATGTACTGTTCAATCAAACTTTCTGATAAAATAGATGAACTCTCTATTGATGACTCAAATGATTCTATAACTTTCTCTCTATCAGTCACTAATAAACACCACCATTATTTTTTGTTTTCCTTACTCAGATAAAGCCTTATTAATTTTTTCTAATTTTGAAACGGAAAGACTACTTAGTGATTTATCAACTTCATCTTTCAAAATTTTAGCAATCATCATCTTAGAACCATTTGTTAGTCCGCCCAAGTTAGACAACATGTCTTTAAAATCTTTACTAGAAGAACTAGCCATCTTTACAAATATGTCTTTAGATAGTAAAATTTGTTTGTTTTTACACTTACCAAGGCTACCATCTTCCTTCAAATCATAATTTTCAAAACCTAATAAATATTTTAACTCATCATCTAATATTTCCAACACTGCAAACGTACCAATACTGTCAACACCGTATATAAACTTATTATTATTTAAACTAGTTCTAAAATCGATAACAGAAACCCTTGCTGTTTGACCAGCCTGAATTATAAGACCCCTTGGTGCATCCTTCGTCGCTATAACTTGTTGAACTTCACTTACATTCTTAATAACCACTATATCATTATATCTTTCGTTTAATGTTCTCATTTTTGTTACCTCCAATTTTCCTTACTCCTTTTATTTGTTAATATATTTTTTGGTGCCAACACAATTAAATGTTAGCACCAAAATTTTTTATATCTTATTGGAAATCAGTATCGCTTACAATTGCAACATGACTTGCTCTTTCAGGTACAAAGTATGAAGCGGCCATTTGGTCAACACGGAATGCATACTCACCAGACTCTACATCTTCACCAGTCATAGTAGTAACTCCACCATATAAGAATACGTGGTTAGGGTCTACCATTTCTCCACTACCTTTAACATAAACATTTGCTTTAGACAATTGTTTAGCCCAAACTTTCATTGCACCAATCGCTTCTGATTTACTATAATCATAGAAATTATCAACAGCCATAACTTTTGCACCGTTATAATTTGTAACATAACCTAAATCATCAATTTGTTTCAATACTTCATCTGCTGCACTTACACCGTTACCAACCCATGGTGTAATTTGAGAAACTACTCTATAATCACCAAACATTGAAACACTTCTACCGCCAGTACGAACTTCACCAATACAAGTATCAATAGATGTTTGTAAGATTCCTGCTGCTTCATAATATAAAGCACCAATTTTGGCGTTTGATGCCGCTGTTTCTAATCCAGTATATAAAGATTCTTCGGCCATTTGAACTAATGAGTTTCTTACATCAATAGTAACTTCACCGATTAAACTTCCATATTCACCAGATGGGTCATCAAGTAAATCTCTATAATCCATTGAACCCATACCTGTATAACTTTCTTTTGCTACAGGAACACTACGTTTTGTTTTTTTACGTTTAGGTGCAGGAGTACCTTTTGCAACTTTAGTAATTCCGCCTTGACGTTCACTTTCCCACATAGAAACTTTTGCTGAGTCATTAAGTTTTAAGTTATGAACTTCTGCAAAAACGCTTAATACACTAGTTAAATCTTTTGTAACTTTTGAAGGGATTGTAACTTCAAATGCTTCATTAACAAGCATTAACCCTTTTGTATGCTCAGGAGTTCCTTTAGCATTGTTAACTAAAAGTTCAGCCGCATGTTTAATATTTTCTTCACCTTTTTGTGCAATTTCACCAGTTCTACCATTTAAGAAATACTTAACAGATTCTAAAGTTTTTGTCCCAATTGGTTTACTAGTATTTATTCTTGTTTGTCTAAAGTTATTTAATTCCATTTTATTAGCCATATAATTATACCCCCTCTTCTACTACAGGTTCGCAAATGTACGCTGCTACAAGTTCGCAAATGTATGAATTACCTCTTTCATACTCTACAACTTTGTTTACTTTTAAATAAAATGCATATCCTGTGACAACTGTTTCCAAAGCCCATCCACCATCAAATACTGGAACTAAAACGCTACCAGCAACGATTGTTCCTGTTACTGCATCACTAGAAATTGTAATGGCATCATGACCTTCTAATGATTTCATATCAAAAATTCTGACATGTTTTCCCGCTGTGAACGTATATAATGCTTCGACATATGAATCGTCTTGATATTTACCATCATCTGCTTCACTAATTACATATCTTGCTACTTTAACTGCATCAATATCAGCACCATACTCAATTTCAAGTGTAACTGGGTCAAAATCTACAACATCACCTTGATGTAATTCTTCGCCTGTTGCAACAATACCAGTTAATGGTAGAGAATTTTTATTAACACTTCCGTTTACATAAAATCTTTCAAACATATATTATTCCTCCTATTATTCTTCGAAGTTATAAGTCTTTTCATCTTCGTTGTTTTCATCAACAAAAGTAAACTCATCTTCTTTTTCTTTACTATTTTTTATAATTTTTTCTTTTTCTTCTTTTGTAAATACTAATTCCTTTTCAAGAATAGACATTTTTAAAGAACTTAAATCATAATTTAAAGGGTCTGCTTCAAAAGCCTCAATCTCTGCTTTAAATACCTCTACAACACTCTTATCATAATCGTTAAGACTATTTTTAAATGTATTTACTATAATTTCTTTTTCTTTTTCTTCTTTAAAAGTTCTTAAAGTTTCTAACTCTTCAGCGCTTTTTGTAGCACTAGAATTAAGTTCTGTGATATTAACATTAAGTTCTTCGATATTAGCATTAAGTAAAGAATTTGCATTTTTACTTTCATCTAATTCTATTGACTGTAATCTTAAATCTTCAGTTAATTTTTCAACTTGTTCTTCTAATTTCAATCTCTTTTCCTCCTCTTTTTTATTAATAGTGACTAGTTCACCCTTACTGTTTATATCTATAAATCTTGCATAATCATCAGCAGGTTCAACACCTAATATAGAACTACCTATATAATCAAAATCAACAGGAACCTTTGGTGTTTTATTAACACCTTCATAAACTATTGGTAGTTGATTATTGTCACTATCTTTTTTACCACATATTTCGACACTAGTATCTATAGGTTTACCATCCAAAAATCTTCCTTTAATCCATTTTGCTAAATCAGAATGCATAATAGTGTCAATATATGCACTGCAAATCAGCCCTCTCTTTCCAGTATCTGGTATGTAGTCAATTCTAACTGCTGTTACCATACCAGCAATCTCAGACCAATAAGAAACAAGATTACCATCAATATCTTCGGTAAAATATCCGTGACCAATTGGTACACCATCGTAATCAGGTTCATACTTGATAGGCATATTTACTGCACTATCAATATTCTTTAAGACATATTCTTCTTGCCAATTAACACCATTCTTATTGCTGTCCATTTTATCCTCATGTATTACATGAGCCACATACTCAAATGACATGCGATTCGCTATTTTTTCATTAACGTTAAGAATTAACCCATTCATATTTCTATTGACTAAAACATTTTCAGCATTAGTTTTAGAAAACATTTCTTTGCTCAATTCTATTTCATTAAGACCAATATCCTTTAGGTGTCTATTAATGTGAGGCAAACTCTGTACCAACTGTTTAATAAATCCAGCCTTACTTTGATTATCAAATGTGTCAAAATCAGTTTTTTCATTACCAAGTATTTTTTCTATTTTTTCCTTTACTTGAATAATTGCACTTTTACTAACATGACCACTGTCTGCAAAATGATGGACAAACATCACATCGTTATTTGCTATATCATCCTTGCTGACCTTATAATTATAAATCAAAGACATATCAAGCAGTTGTGCTTTGTCTTTAACAGAGTTAATTTCGTTTTGCAAATCCCATAAATTACTATTAATAATGAGGAGTTCACCACTGTTTGTTTTAGATACTCCTTTAAACAATTAAATCACCATCCCTTTGATAATGTTGATTATACATCTTCATCACCAACATTCTTTTCTGACTCACCAGTTCTCCCAGAGACATTGTCATCTTTTGATATGTTATTTGCTGTTAAATGAGGGAAATATTTATCATCAAAACCAAGTTCTCTTTCCTCATCCATTGTCATAATATAATCATAAGGATTCTGACCAGTAGATGCTATATATCTTGAATAACTACCACCAGCCTCAATAAATAACTTAGATGCAATTGATGCATTATCCTTAACTATATAATCATTTGTCTTTACGTATGATAATTTGACAAGTCTTTCTTCTTCATTTGAATAACTTGTAAATACTTTTGTTATTTCATTACCAAATTTAACTAAATTCTCATGGATAACACTAAACGCATTTTTACTGTAATTAGCAATAGCCATACCCTCTGCTTTACCATTTAACATTGTTATTGGTATCCCGGCATTAAACGCTATTCTATAAAACGCATCTGCACTATCATAATTGGCAAACATATCTTTTATATTTATTAATTCAACTTTACTACCCGGGGCAACGGTTAGAGACGCAACTCTTATTGTTGTTGTTGCTGCACTTTTAACATTCTCATGTTGTGCATCGGCACCTTTACTACCAAGAGAGTTTGTTTTTGTTCTTGATGTAGGTGATTGCTGGTTATTACCCGGCAAAATATTAACAAGTATATTTTTATCACCAGCAGAAATAGAATCTTTAATTTTATTTTGAATATTCATATCCGTATATATTTGTTTTATTGCTTTTATTAATTGTATTTGACCCCAAGAAGACGATTTAGCATCACCATTAATAACTGTAATAGTCCTACTTTTATCAATTCTTAAGTACCTATCCTTAAGATAAAAATATTCTTCACTGCTAGCAGATTCATCACCATCTATATAGTCAGTGCTTTTTGGTTTTAAACCCTTAATTTTTTTATTTATTTGACTTCTAATTGTTGGTGGAAATAAATTAATCTTTTCCTTTGTGACAACGTTATATAAATTAATAGCAACAAGTGGTGTTTTACCATCTGTACCAATTATCTTCATATACTTAGCAGGAAGATTAAAAATCCTCTTTTTATTTGAACCCCTTGTTTTATAGTCAAGATATCCGAAATATACACCAAATTTTTGTGATAAAACTAACATATCATATTCAACAGAACTTAAAACAACATCTTCATTAAATTTATAAAAATCATCTTTTAATTTAATTCCATCTATCATTTTATTTTTATCTGTTATGTTAATAATTGGAACCTTGCCAATCCCAGAGGCCATTCTATTTATTTCCCCTGAATAAAATCCCATTATATTAAACACCTTTTCTGCAAGTACACAGACACCATAACTATTTGAACCCGGATTATTTAAATAACCTACTAAAGAAGTATAATTGAAGTAGTCTTCTCCATTATAATTGTAAACAATTGGAGCAGTATTCAAATACCCAAAACCATTTGTTAATACATTATCATCTGGTACAAATTTATTTATTTCTACAGGTGATTTATTTAATATTTTACTTTTATCATTATTACCATAAAATGGATTTATTCTTTGAAAAAAAGAAATTTTATTATCGTCTATCTTAATCACCTCCATTTTTAATTACATTTAGAAAAAAACTCCGCATCATAATCTATATTTTCCATATCTTTATCATAAAGTGTTGCCAAATGATGTAAATATGCTAGTGCAACGTATCTATCTTTTTTAGAAGATGCACTTGATGTTTTTAATTTAATAAGCCCTCTTTCTGTTCTTTCACCCTCAAGTAATACGGCCTCTGTTATTGTTGCATCTGTACCAATATAAGGCTCTAATAACTCAGCCTCTTGCATTGGGTCTAGTGTTTTATACATATCGACAAGTGCATCCCTACCGTTTTCTCTATCTAATAAGAATCTTACTCTATCTCCCTCTTTTAATGCAGAACGAAATTGTGTTGCAATCATATGATTAAATGGAGCATCGGCATTAACCGCATATAATACATCATCGGGGTTTAAATCCCTAGTTCTTGATGCATGTTCCATTAGTTTACTTTCAGTAGCATTTCCTTCTATTACTCTCCATGCTGGATACTCAAAATTTAACTCTGCATCATATATTGGCTTAACGAGTTCTTCGAACACGGCCATTGATGTCCCTTGAACATCTAATGCACATTGTGTTGTTTGAAACCCATAAAACCACCTTTTAATATATAGTGCTAAATTAGAACTTACGTCATTATTCATTTTTTTTATATTAACAATTCTTTTTTCATAAAACCCAACTTTCGGAATTAATCTGGCCAATGTTATAATATTATTATCTGAGCCATCACCTAAAGATGGTGCTGTATCAACAGACATTAACCTAACCTCTCCATTTACAAGTGGCATTTTCTTTTCTTCGTTAAATAAATATTTCTTATAAGCATCTTCACCATGAACATTATCTTCAAGTTCATATTTTAATTGATATGGTTTCATGTTAAGTCTATTCTTTTCAAACATAGCCATTTTGAAAAATGCATCACCACTTTCACCAAAAAATTCACCCTCATATTCCATTAAGAAATCAACGGGGTCACTATCTCTTTTCGCTTTTTTTATTTGGTCAAAGGTAGTTAATCTGTACATTAATGCTATATGATATGGTAATGACATAACTGCGGAGGTTGTAACCTCGTTGTTTTTAAAACCATTAATCATTTCTTTATACATTTTTAAAAATCTTGCCCAATTCCAGTTTGACTTTAATTTTCCAGAAGTCATATATATAGTTTTTAATGGTAAGTCTTCAACATAATCACCATTTAACGCTTTACTCTGCATATCAACCATTCTTGAAGCAGAAACTTTCATTGGTTCAAAAACCTTGTCTATTACTTCTTTTTTTATCATTACTGATTCATCATATATAAGCATTGTTGCTCTTAAACTTCTTGCATTCTCATTTGGGGCTATTGCTATAATTGACGAGCCATTATGAAACATAACCCTTGGTTCGTCACCCTCTTTAATCTGCTTTATTTCATTAGCGATATTTGGAAAGTTATTGCTAAACTCATCTCTAATTTTTTCTGTTATTATTTTCTTTGCCTGTCCCTTTGTACCACTTGTCATAACTATTTTACTACCGGGATATAGTGTTGCTATTGTAATAGCATATAAACCAACCGTAAATGTTTTAGATATACCACGACACGCTAGAAACGCAAAGTTTGGATATTTATGCATTAATACAAAAATTATTTTTTGAAAGAATTTAAGTTTAACACCAAAATAATCTTTGACAAACCTATGTGGGTTTTTACGATAAAAATGAACCCACTGTCTCATTCTTTTCTCGTTTTTAATCATTTTTAAACCTCGTATTTAGCGAGTAATGTTTTTCTTAGTTCTTCTTTATCTCTTTTCCCAAAAGCAACATCTGTGCTTGCTAATATTATTTCTGACGAAGTAATAAACCCATCTATATCCTCAAACTCAGATGGTTTTTCCATATAAGGGTCATTTTCTTCAAGATATTTTATAAATTCACCATAAGTTCTTGTTCCACCAGCAACTTGGTCTTTCATTTTTGTAATACCAAGTGTAGCCTCTAACTGTTTAATAGTATCTTGTATAGGTTTCATTTCCTTTACATCACCATTTTGAACAAGACCGGAACGCCTATTTTTTAATACAACCAAGGCAATTAAATTGTCGTCATTCTCTATTGTATTTTGAATACCATAATGTTTCTTAATATTTTGAAACATGTCTTCATGCCTAAATAATACTCCATTACTTTCAAATTCATATTCATCCCATCTAACAGACTCTTCCTCAGTTACATCTCTGTTAACATCTCCTACGAATCCGCCACTCGTTAATGATAAGTCACCATCAATAAATGTTTTTTTGTTATAACTAGCACCACCAACAAGTCTAAAGTATTCTTTTATGGCGTTAGAATTATCTTTGTCAATAGACTCATTAATTGCTCTATCATACATACTACTAATGAATGGTTTATTCATTGCAACACAGTAATCATAGATATATTTTTTCTTTAACTTACTATCATATATTTTATCAAAACCATCTAATATACATTTTTTACATATTGGAAATTTTCTATACTTTGTTATATCCTTTAAATCCCCACCATAAGTATAATAATTACTTAACCCCTTTGATATTTCGCATTGGGCACAAGTAATACTCTCAACGGTTTTACTGGACTTTCTGCCACCAACTGGCATTATCTACGTTATAGGGATAAAAGTTGTACTTACAGCACCGTACACACTGTCAAATATAATTTTTAACCCACCCGGAACAGAGCTTAGACCTAAATCGAGTCCATAAGGTGTATCACCACAAAAACTTGGTAGTGTAATTTTTCTTTTTGATTTTTTATCTCTACTTCCAACAGTATTTTCTGTGTAAGAATGCCAATGACCAACTATTGCATAGTCAATAAGGACATTCTCTTTTTTTGCTAGTCTATCATGGATGTCTGTACCGAATTTATACTGGTCTCCATGTGCAAGATATGAAATATTTCCTAATATATTAAAAATATGCTCGTCTGCATAAATGTAATTTTGTATTAAATCCTCTTGTACTATTTCATCATCATATTTATCAATTGCACTATTAATTCTTGTTGTATATATTGTTTCACCCATAGCCTTTAACGATTTAGCAATAGAATCACAAATTAAAATTGCCATGTTATCATTTTTAACTTCATTTCTCTTTGTTCCTGCAACTCTTACCTCACTGTGATTACCAGCAGATAACATATATACAGTTGCTTTTGGATTAAACGTTTGATTAATTAACGAATTATTTATATATGTATAAAAATTTGTTAATAAATCAATTGCACCAATAGTTTGTTCTGTTAAAGTCATTTTTGTTTCTAATAACTGAGATACCCTAAGATTACCAGCACCCTCAATAATATCTCCACCATCAAGAATTATAAATTGTTTGTACTTATTTTTCTTAACATCAGATATGATATAGTCGGCAAAATCAAATACTCTTTGTTTTGATACTTCTGGATTATAAATATTATGTGATACTTTATTTGATTCCCACCCATAGTGTAGGTCACTCATACAATAAACAGGCATTTGTTTTGTATCCTCTTTATCAATAATTTCAACAGAACTTCTTTTGATTACTTGGTATTCATATTCTGACAGTTCAATAAACATATCATCAATAATAGAGAACCTAGCAGCCTTTCTTAAATCCCTGTGAATTACTTTACTTGTTTCTTGATTAACTTTACTTTCAAACATTAAACGTGCTCTTGCTTTTGCTATATGCTTAATTTTCTTATCATATTCTTCTTCTGTTAAAACCTTTTCCATTCCAAGTTTTTCTGTGTACGATGCAACTGCCATGTTATAACTTTGATAACTTTTTCTCCAAGCACTTTCCGAAAAATTACAATTAAATTTTTCATTTAATTTATCCGCACATTCTTGCCTTATTATAGTTGGATTTAACATTCTCTCGCTATAAACCTCTACAATATCTTGTAACCACTCTTGTTTTATAATTTTTCTCATAATAATCTCCTTTACACCCCTTTTTAAATTCTATTTAACCAAATGTTATTTTTATATCAAACAAATCTTTATTATCTTTTTTTGACATAAAAAACTTAAAATCATCTTTAATATTTTTTACTAAATACATAATTGTATTAACATCATCCATGTGTTTAAATTTTACAATATAACTTTCGCACATCTTCCCAAAGAATTCAACAACTAAATCAAATTCAAACCCATCTTTAATTGGGGTATTAATACCTTTCTTAGATAAAAACTGATAAGAAAATTCCCTAAAATCAAGTTCCCTTTCATTTTTACCTTTTAAAAATATTGGATTTTTACCTTTTCTGTCTAAAACATATACTAAGACAATTGATAATACCAAATCCTCTAAATTAATATCCAGTTGTTCCATGCACTGCACCACCTAAGATAAATTTATTATAAAATTATTTCTTATTTCCAATTTTCCAACTGTCAGGTAATTTCTATCTGAACTAATTACTTTGTTACAAGTATCGATAAACATTTTAGTATCTATATCTTTAAAACCATTATCTCTAAAAAATGCCATTAGCATATTAACACTATAATTTAATTGTTTACTTTTGTTATCTATTATTCTTGAAATAACGCCATCTTTAAATATATCTAAAAATTCTGAAACCATTGCGACTCTTTTATTTAAATTATTTTCTTCCATAAAACTCCTCCTAAACCATAAACTCCTTTTCTTGCCCTACACTATAATTATACAACTGGTCAACTAAAAATCAACACCTTTTTAGAAATTTGTTAAAAAAACGTACTATTTTTGCATAAAACGTACATTTACAGCCAGTTTTCATAAAAATATTACAATAACAGCATGTTAATTATATAGAGACACGCCTGTCGCGCCCGCGTTTTTAAAACAAGAAAAGATATATTAAAAGATAATAATAGGATGAATAAATTTATTTATTCATCCCCAAGATATTTATAATATCTTGGGTCTTCTAAATAAATAAGCTTTAAAACTATATTCCTATACTTATATTTATCGTACACACACACATGAGGAAAGTGACACACCCGTAAAGTGTAAGTATACCACATTTATATAGGTAATTTTTTTAACATTTTTAAAAATAATCAATACTTTTTCTGTTTGAGATGTATAATTATAATGTAGGGTAACTTTACACCGGTCAAATTAATTGCGTTGGCGTAGACAATGCGATTAATTTGACAAAACTATTGTTATTCAACAGTAATTAATAACGAAATAATACTAAATGATATGTACATCAATGTTCATAACACAGATGCAAACAGTCATTTTTTGTTCCTAGGAAAACAATTTGGTATTATTAGTTAAATTTAATTTGAGAGGTATTATGAGAAAATCAAATGGTAAAGTTCGTAAAGAACAACACGAAGATTTAATGTTCGTATTAAGACAACTAATCTTATTTAACAGACACTAAATCTAAAAGGTATCATCTTTGTGAGACTGTATTATCCATGTAAGCATAATACTAAAAATGAATGTTAGAATTCAAACATCTAACTCGTTAAGAGTAAAACCCACCAACAACTTGGTGATAACGTTTGGTTATAGTTTGAGACGTTAAAATTAAAAATATGAGAGAGGTAAAGTATAAATGGAGCAAATTAGTTTAAATGGTAAGGTAGTAGGGTTCGCTGAAAAATCAAAGGATGTTAAAAATTTCTTACCTGAAGGTGCACCCATTAATATTAGTATGATTGGTGGTAGTGATAGAGAATTAACATATGACGATGATGTGTACACAATTGAGAAGAGTGATAAGGTAGTTGGGACTAGCGAAGGTGATGTTTGTAGTTTATGCCATATTGGAACACTACAAAATCAAGGCGGATGTTTCACGTGTAACAAATGTGGTGCTCAATTAAAATGTGGATTGTAATAAATAAAAAATAGGAGGATTGATAAATATGAGAAAAAGGAATAAAATGAGTATTGGTTTAATAGCATTTGTATTATCATGTACATTTGCGTTTGGTGTAGCAGGTAGTTCAGCAAATGGATTCTTAGATTGGATTGGTGGTGATAATCTTGACAACGCATTAGCAACAACTGAGGTGTTAGTGGCAGAGATTAATATCATGGAGGACGAAATTGACCTATTAGTTATTGAGAGAGATAATTTAATTGTTGAACGCGACAACTTACTATTAGAGGTTGGCGGAAATGAATTACTAATAGCAACTCTTAATGCTGAGATTATTGCATTAAACGAAACAATTGATGAAAGAGATTTAACGATTGTTGATTTAACTCAACAACTTGCTGATATGTCAACTGAAAGAGATTGGCTATTTGGGCAATTAACTTCAGCCAACGAAGATGCTAATGAATTTAGTACTAGTATTTGTGCTGAGATTGATACAATTAAAAATCCCGTGCGTAGAGCGAAATTTGATGCATGGTGTGATTAATAAGTTATAAAAATATATCTGCTATTAACGTAGCAGATTAAATGCCACTCTAGCTCAAATGGGCAGAGCAATCGTCTTGTAAATGATAGGTTCTGGGTTCGAATCCTAGGGGTGGCACCAAAACGTTCTGATATAACTTAAATGGTAAAGAGTCGGTTCAAAGAACAGGCGTTGGAGGTTCGAGTCCTTCTCAGAACACAATAAATTAATTTACAATTGTCTGTATTGGACATGTTGTTGAAGACTAATAAAAAAAAGGAGATAGTGGAAAATGGAAAAATATGATATTTATGAAGTTGAAGAAAGGGATGTTTTAGGTAAGTTTATTGATGGTGGCGAGTTTGTATATAAAACTTATAGACCATTACCAAGAGAGCACAAATTAACAGAGGCTATTACGAAAGCATACTTAAAAATTGCTAGTGGTGTTATAAACGATTTAAAAGATAGTAATGATTTATTATCTGATGCAAATGGTGAACTATTCTATAAACCAAGCGATGTTAGTAAATTATTCTTAAGTAAAGGTAGACATGTTGATAAAGCACTGTTAATTGATATGGGTAATTCATCAGAACAAATTGTTGTTGATGGTATTGTCGAGTATAATAAAAAAGAATATAGAGCAGACACCGTAATTGATTGGAGTAGTATTGAATTAAAGATTATGTATTGCGTAGAGGTTAAAAAATAATACGCAAAAGTTGCATGTAGTTCCCGCTTTAACTTCCATTAAACAAAATGGAGGTCAACATGATTTTAACACAATTAGTAGTTCCAATCATTTTATTCATTGTTATAATATTAATAGTATGTTTAATAATATATATAAACGATAATGGTGATGAGAACGAAATTATTGACAGAAATAAATTTGTAGGTAGGTCTGAAGAAGATGACGTATATAAAAAACAAGATTAAAAAAAGGATTGAACTAAATGGATATATGAGTATCGAAAAGTGTACAGGAATACTTATCATTGTAAGTATGATATTTATTATGATTGTGACTCTATCCGATATGGGGTATTAATGGTTTAATTTACTATAAAATAAACGTATTACATTAAATTGTAGTACGTTTTTTATTTACACTAATTTAAAAGGCGTTTATGTACGATTACAGAGACTTTTAATATTACAGGTACAATTTGAACTAAGATGGATAAAAATCGTTCTAATCATACCTGAGCGTCCATATAATTGATATTGATGAGATAATTATAATATATAGTGTACGAGATTAATGATAACCGTACATTTTGACTACCTATATTACTGTGTAGTAATATGTATTGATTATATAGGTGATAGTGTGGTTATATAGTAATTATGTATAGTAATGTGGATAACTATGTGGATAACTATTATTAGTTGTATATATAATGTGGAAAACTATATATTACCGTGTGGTAATATAGATATTGATTATGGCTATAGTAAGGGAATTTAGTATGGTATGAGATTACTGTCAATATATATAACTGATATATGACAATTCAGAATGTTATGAATTGTGACTATGCTGAGTTTAAGAATGGGGTAAGTGACCGTACATAGTGGATTATACTATATTTGTATATGCAAATGAGAATTATTGTAACATAGGTTACAGAACTGATTAATATGGTATGATATAGGGATGTAACACATTTGCGTTACATTTAGTGTGTATAATACGGCTAAACTACGGGAATATGTGCAAATACTGATACTGTGCTAACTATATATTGAGTGATACGTGGGGACTATTATACTATTATACTGCATAGATACGGGGTCTATATATAAACTGAAAGGGTAATGACACATACCCCCCTGTCTATTAACGCACATATGGCTAAGGGTGCTGTGTGTTAATTATAAAAATTGTTGACCACAAAGGAAAAGTCAATCCCCCCACTACTAGCATAGCCCCCTTCCAGCCCCTACCTAAGCCGTTTCCAACTATTTACTACTATTGACCACTTAATCGGTCAGTTTATAAATAAGGTAGTAACAAGGGTCATTTTGTGGTGGTCAATGCTCAATATAAGCGTATTTTCATTGATTTTAGGGCCAAATTTCATCATCTTTATAAGCGTTTTTATGGCTTACCTAGGCCGTTTCTTACTATTTATATCACAATTTTATGCGGTTCCTGTTGTGTATTATTATATTATACCTACACTATATAGAATGTACTTGCAGGGCCTACCTAAGCCATTTAATCGACTACTGACCACCTAGTCCGTGCCATGTCGCATAATCACCATTAT